AAGCGCATCCCGGATCTCCTGGTGGGCTACCGCGGCCAGACCCACCTCGCGGAGTGCAAGACCCCAGGCGCCAGGGCGACCGGCCGGAAGATGCGCGAGACCAAGGCAGGGCAGGACGACTTCGCCAAGACCTGGCGCGGCGCCCCTGTGGCTCGCCTGCGGACCCCCCAGGAGGCCCAGGACTGGCTCCTGAGCCTCGCGAGCGCTCAGGTGGCCCTCCGGGAGCCCCGAGGCCCTGTCGTGGCTCCAGTCGAGCCCGGCTGCGCCTGGAGCGACGTCTGGGACCGGGGCCAGGGCTCCTCGAGGGAGGGCGGGACGTGAGCCGGCGATCCACGAAGCAGCGCAGGGCGGCACAGGCCCGAGCCCACAACCAGTGGTGGCTTCGGATGGAGTCGGGGTGGGCGTCCTTCGCCCGGCAGCACCCGGACTGCTTCCGGCCGGTTGTCGATGTCGTGGTGCCCACCAACGCTCTGCTGCGGTGGGTCAGCCGGGAGGTCCCAGTGATCATCACGAAGTCGGGCGGGTAGGGGAGGCGGGCATGGCGCTGACGTTCGCGGAGCGGATCCAACTCAAACGAGCGGCCCAACAGGTGGGCGAGGACTACGACGACGACCGAGAAGCCTCCATCTCCGAGGCCCAGGCCCACGGCTACTACTGGCACGACCGCACGGCCCAAGACACCCAACTCGAGCTCGTCCTACTCTCTGAACCGTCAGCCAGGAGGCCCGATGCTGCAGCCAGTCGCACAGGATCGTCAGGACATCGCCGAGGTCGTGGTGCGCCCGATGGTCGAGGGTGACCGCGCCTTCGTCCTCGCCACCTGGCTCAACTCCTACCGACACGGCGCCCCGGCCACCCGCAAACTCTCCACGGACCTCTTCTACCGGCACCACCACCCCCTGGCGGAAGCCGCCCTCACCCGCGCCACCGTCTCGGTAGCCGTCCTCCCCGACACCCCCGACGTCATCCTGGGCTACCTCGTGGCCGAGGGCCGCTCCACCGTCCACTTCGCCTACGTCAAGAAGGCGTTCCGCCGGATGCGCGTCCTGACCCAACTCCTCGAGGAGTCCACCCTCCCGACCGACCTCGACGGGGTGGCGATCACCCACGGCACCTTCGACTTCTTCGACTGGGCCCAGGCCCGCTACCCCCGAGCCATCTTCAACCCCTACCTGTTCTGAGGTCCCATGGCCCCTCCCAAGACCGAAACCGTCTCCCGCGTCTACTTCGTCGAGGGCCTCCACCTCGGGAACCAGATGGTCACCAGCCGCGACGCGGCCACGGACGGGGTCGCCATGGAGATGGTCCCGGCTGGGGTGCTCATCCTCGGCAAGAACTACCGGACGATCGTCCCGTACGCCCGGGTTCGCTCCATCAACCTCGACTAGAAAATACCGATCAAGAGCCATGCCAAGAGGGCGCCCCAAGGGCTCGCAGAACAAGGTCCGCGCGGAGGCCAAACAGGTCTTCGCCATGATCCTGCAGGAGATGGCTCCCGAGGCCAAGGAGTGGCTGCGCGAGTGCGCCCAGGGCATCGAGATCGAGAAGACCAACCCAGACGGGACCACGGTCAACGGCCGGTTCGGCGCCGACCCCGGGAAGGCCGTCGATCTCCTGCTCAAGATGTCGGAGTTCTACTTCCCGAAGCTGGCCCGAGTGGAGAAGGGGATCGCGGACGCCTCGGACGAAGAGCTGATCGTGGAGCTCCGCAAGCGGACGGCCGAGGTCAACGCCGACACGCTGGATGCTTGAGGCTCCGAAGGTCAGGGCCGACGTCCTGGCCCGGCTTGACGCCCTGGAGGCTCGCCAGACCAAGGGCCGCAAGCAGACGACGGACCGGCTGACGGCGACGTGCTTCGACCAGCAACGGGCCTTCCTCGAGGACGAGTCCACCTTCGCCACCGCGGACTGCTCCCGGCGAGCTGGCAAGTCGAACGGCATCGCCAAGTGGCTGCTGGAGGGTCCCATCAAGGACCCGGCTGCGCCCAGCCTGTACTCGACCATCAGCCGCAAGGAGGCCAAGCGGATCATCTGGGGCGTGATGAAGGACCTCAACCGTTCGCTCGGCCTGGGCTACGAACCGAACGAGTCGGAGCTCATCCTGTACCGGCACGGCGTCGCGTCCGTCTACCTGATGGGCGTGAACACGAAGGACGAGATCGAGAAGGCCCGAGGTACGGGCTGGGGCCGGGTGGCGCTGGACGAGGCCCAGACCTTGCCGCAGTACGTCCAGGACATGATCAACGACGTGCTGCTCCCGTCGTTCATCGACCACGATGGGAAGCTCCGGGTCATCGGGACGCCATCGCCGGTCCCCTCCGGGTTCTTCTACGACACGACCGTCAACCCCGAATACAAGCACCACAAGTGGACGGTATGGGACAACCCGTACCTCAAGGACAAAGCCCCAGCGATGCTGGAGAAGGTGCTCCGGGTGCGCGGGCTCACGGTGGACGACCCCGGCATTCAGCGGGAGTGGTTCGGCCGGTGGGTCCTCGACTCGAACGCTCTGGTCTTCAAGTACAGCCCGGAAAGGAACGTCTACGCCTCGCTCCCCGCCGGGCTGGAGTGGCGGCACGTCCTGGCTGTGGACCTCGGCCACGACGACGCGGATGCGATCGTCGTCTTGGCCTTCTCTGATGCATCCCCCAACGTCTACCTCATCGAGGAGCACGTCGAGGCCAAGCAGACCATCAGCGCCCTGGCCGACCGGCTCGACGTCCTGATGTCCAAGTACGACCCAGTCGCACTCGTCATGGACACGGGGGGGTTGGGCAAGAAAATTGCGGCAGAACTCCAGCAACGCCGGGGGTTGCCCGTCGAGGCCGCGGAGAAGAAGGATAAACTAGCCCACATCGAGCTGGTCAACGACGCATTCCGCACGGGCCGGCTGTTCCTGCCGCCCGGGTCCCGCTGCGGCGAGGACGCGATGAAGGTCGAGTGGGACCGGACCACCCCCGAGAAGCCGAAGATCAGCGACCGGTTCCACTCCGACGCCCTCGACGCCCTGCTGTACGGCTTCCGGGCCTGCCTGCACTGGCTCCACGTCCCGCCAGCGGCCCCGGTGGCCCCGCCTGACTCACCGGAACGGTTCGCCCAGGCAGAGCGGGAACTCATGGAGCACCTGGAGCACGAAGCCGCCGCGGCCATCGTGGAGCGGCAAGAGGACGAGGCGTGGGGCTGGCAGTAGGGCACGGCCCGTGACGGAAGCGGGCAGGGCGGGGAGGATGGCCCACGATGGAATGGCGCGAGGCAATGATGAAGGACACCGAGATCGCGGCGTTGGTCGGGACGCTCCGTAGCCTGGGCGTGACCCGGTACAGGTGCGAGGGCCTGGAGCTCGAGCTCGGCCCAGTCCCGCAGGCCCCTGCCGCTCCCGTGACGCCGGCCGAGGTCGCTGAGTTGGCTGGCCCGATGCCCACCGAGGAGGACATGCGCTTCTGGTCCGTCTCGGGCCCCCTGCCGTCCGAGCTCAAGCCCACGGGTGCGCCGGGTGAGTGACCCGAACTTCAAGCCCCGAGAGCCCCTCCCGGGCAACTCCACGAGCACGACCATGCTGGAGTGCCGCTCCTGTCGGTACGTCATCCTGCCGGGGGACCCGCCGAAGCATCACGACTCCTGCGCCCTGACGGTGGACGGGCAAGCCTACCGCCGGCTCTACGGCATCGAGGACTGACCCATGGCCGTCAACGCCACGTACAACTTCAGCACCAGCGCGGCCCCCGACGTCGGCCCCCTCAAGCGGCGGTGGTGGGTCGAGGAGAAGGACGACCTCCCGGCGACCCTGGAAGCCATCATCCGCAACATCCGGGACCGCTCCACGGCCATCGAGACGCAGCGCCAGGTGTCGGCGCGGCTCTACGGCAATCTGGCCGTCATCGGGCCGGCTGGCCTCTCGTTCTCCCGGGCCTCGCAGGCGTCCCCGATGCGGGACCGCATCACGTACAACCTCGTCCAGTCCGTGGTGGACACGATCACCGCGAAGACGGTCAAGAACCGGCCCAAGCCCTACTTCCTGACCTCCGGGGGCGACTACCGCCAGCAGCGCAAGGCCAAGAAGCTCAACCGCTTCGTGGAGGGGCTCTTCCACGAGCTCAACATCCGCGAGATCGGCCCGATGGCCTTCCGGGACGCCGCGGTGTGGGGGGATGGCATCGTCCACGTCTTCGCCAAGGACGGCCGCGTGGCCTGGGAACGGGTCATCCCCTCCGAGCTCTACGTGGACGAGGTCGAGGGGTTCTACGGCTCGCCTCGGCAGATGCACCGGGTCAAGATGCTGGACCGCCTGGTGGTCCTCGAGGCGTTCCCGGAGCACGCGGCGAAGATCTGGGAGGCGAAGGCTACCAGCCAGGACCGGGCGAGCGATGTCCAGTCGGTCTCGGACCAGATCCCGGTGGCCGAGTCGTGGCACCTCCCCAGCGGCCCCGACGCCAAGGACGGCCGGCACATCATCTCGGCCTCGACGGTGGTCCTCCTGGACGAGCCCTACACCCGGGACACGTTCCCCTTCGCCCGCATGAAGTGGAGCAAGCGCCTCTGGGGCTACTGGTCCATGGGGGTCGTGGAGCAGATTCAGAACCAGCAGACGGAGCTGAACAAACTGCTCTGGCTGGTCCAGCGGTCGTACCACCTGATGGGCTCCTTCAAGATCTGGATGACGCACGACTCCAAGATCGCGACGGAGCACCTCAACAACGACATCGGGTCGATCATCCGGGGGAACACCGCGCCGCAGTACCTCACGCCCCAGGTCGTCCCGGCCGAGTACTACGCCCACATCGAGCGGATCGTGAAGATGGCCTACGACCAGGCCGGCGTCTCGATGCTCTCGGCCACCAGTGAGAAGCCCGCGGGCCTCGACTCGGGCAAGGCGCTGCGGGAGTACGGGGACATCGAGTCGGACCGCTTCCAGGTCATCGGGCAGGCGTACGAGAACTTCCACCTGGACCTGGCGCGGCTGTCGATCGACGTGGTCCGGGACATCGTGGGCGAGAAGGCCAAGCGGCACGAGGCCAAGTCGTTCGTGGTCAAGAGCTCCGCGGCGCGGTTCCTGAACGAGATCGACTGGAAGGACATCGACCTCCGGGACGACGCCTACGTGATGCAAGTCTTCCCGATCTCGTCCCTGCCGAACGACCCCGCCGGCCGGCTGCAGACGGTTCAGGAGTACGCCCAGGCGGGCTTCCTGGACCAGCGCGCGGCGAAGAAGTTGCTCAACTTCCCGGACCTCGATGCCGAGGACTCGCTGTCGAGCGCAATCGAGGAGCGGATCGAGGCGTCCATGGAGGCCATCATGGATGGGGACAAGTACATCCCGCCCGATCCGTTCGTGGACCTCGCCCTCGCCCGTCAGATGGCGCTGCAGTACTACAACCAGGCCGCGAAGGACGGCGCCGAGGAGTCGAAGCTCGACCTCTTCCGCACCTACATCGGCCAGATCGACGCCCTGGAGGCCGCTGCGGCCCCGCCGACCCCGCCCCCGGGCGTTGCCGCTCCCCAGGCCGCCCCGGCGCCCCCCCCGACCTCCGACCTCATTCCGAACGTCCCGGGAGCCCCCGGACCGATGTA